CTTGACCAGTTAATTCTGTATGCATCTCGTCGTAAAGGTGGAGCAGCAACAAAGTCTTATAAGCTTGATGATATTGTGGATCAAGAATGCGGCATCCATAAATTGGATTGGTCCCCATATGCATCTAGAATGGCAGACTTCTGTTGGAACAACTTCAAGATGTTCTGGCTATACAATATCAACGATACCATTGTTCAGTATTGCCTTGAGCAGCAAACCGATGATATCATCTATACATTCTCCAATGCATTGGAAATGAATACTCCTTATCAGAAGATATTTAGACAAACTAACTATCTTATCTCTAAGATGACAGAGTTTTATAAATATCATGAAGGAGTTATCATTGGGGTTAATGTGAATAGATTCAAGAAGCAAGTATCTAAAGAAAATAGAGATAAGTTTGCTGGTGCATTTGTTGCTAACCCATTGAATCTAACTGATCAGAACAAGGTTAAATCTCATGGTATTTATATTATGAAATTTAACAATGGCGATGATTTCGATTACAAAGCTCTGTATCCATCTCTTATGAGAGAATTTAATATGAGTAATTCTACTCAGATTGGAAAGATTATTATCGATAATCCTCCATATAAGGGAGCAGAATTCCTTCGTATTGGCAATGGTGGACATTTCACAGAGAATCTTGCATCTTACAACTTTATCGAATTTTGTCATAGATGGTTGTATTTGCCAGATGTAGAAGAGATGATAGAAAATATTGATTGGTATTTCAAGAATATGAGAACCCCAGAGTATAAACATGAACAAGGAAATCTACCAATGGATAAGAAGTTTAAGAACGTCATGGTAAAGATCGATAATACAAGACCAATGGTTATTAAACGTCCAATCCCACAATGGGTTAAAGACAAGGTAGATGAAATGAGAAGGGGGATATCGATAGTATGATATTCGAACCAGAAAAGGTTATTTTAACAGAAACTGTCAATGGAGACTTCATTCAGAAGATATTCAAAGAAGCTAAGAATATGAAAGCAGAATATGTATTAGTTCCTCGTAATCTAATGCAAAATACATATCTTAGTTCTTTGATTGGATTGTCTCATAATGCGATAGTAACTCATGGAGTATTCTCATCATTGAGAGATATGGTTCATTATGATCTTTGGAAAGAGCAATCTCTCCAATGGATCATGTTTATGCCAAAAGATATGCTATCTTTCAATAAGATGAGAAAAGCTATTTATGGAAGAGATGATTTGCCATTATCTCTTCAGATGCAATTTGTACGGTATACCATTAATGGTAAGGCTGTATCGATAGCTCATAAGCTAATTGAGATTGTAGACCAGTCTAAGTTAACCATTAAGGGAGAGTTAGAAGAGTCTATGATACCATATTATAACTTATTTCCATATGATGATGCTTTAAACAAGATAACAGCAATGGTATTCCAGAGAGATAATGGAAGTCAGATAGTATGGCATCAAGATGTGACTAATGATGAAGAACTTAATAAGATCTTAGCATCCAAAGCAGGAGTTGGATCTTTCCCATGGTATCCAGAAGTAGAGGGATTACCAAAACAGCATCCATATTTCATATATATGACAAGCAATCTCTTGAATGTAAATAAGGGAGATAAAATAGAGTTCAATCTATACAATCATCTTCCAAGTAGAGATGCATCGTATTTCTTATCTGAGTTCAATGTAAGTAAGCCAAAGAAAGGCTGTATTATTACAACCCTTATGCTTCATATGATAATGATTTAAAACAAAATTCTAGGACTCTGGATAGCCCAGAGTCCTATTATTTTTGTATGAAGAATTAACGAATTGGGGTATTGAGCTTGAAAGCCTTTGGATTGAGCTTAATAAGTCTCTTCTGAGAATCTCTAGCCTGGCGACGAACACGAGGAGCGAAACGCTTACGAATCTTAGCAAGGCATTCCTTCTCACGTTTACGGAACTTCTTATACATAACGAAGTCCGGAGAATTCGTCTCTTTAGCCATCTGAAGAGAGAGAATCGTCATACGACGGGAAAGATCATCTGCTCTGTTAAGACGAACAAGGCTACGACGACCAACAACACCAGCCTCGACAAGAGTCTTAAACTCCTCATCATTCATAAGAGCACGACGAGTATCCTCATCAAGACGCTCATACTGATCGACGATCATTGCTTCAAGTGCAGCATCTTCATTAACTACACCACGAGCACCATCGTCATCATAATCATCTTCGTTGTAAGAAAGATCCGTGCTCTCGTTAATATCAAAGTACGTATCTTCTACTTTTGGTTCAGCATTTGGATTGCTAAAATACATATTCAATACCTCCTAGGAAGTCATATTCTTACTGCTAAGTGCACTTATACTCCCAAATCTGGGAGAATTTAATGATATGTCTAGGAGGGGGAATAATATGTTGCAACATCGGAAACTAAGAAATAACTTTATTTAACTGACAGGAGTGATTTAGAGAATGTATAATGGAGGATTATATGGATTGGATTATTCAATTCCAACTGGAGAATTGATAGATAGATATAGAGAATCTATGGTACATATCCTTCTTCGTATCTGCCCAGATTTAGAATTAGGAGAGATTGAAGAAGGGGTAAACTATGCAATCGCTAAGAGTTATAATGACGGAGTATCAAAAGGAAAGTTTGGAGTACAAGTTCATAATAATGTGAATAATAGAACTCTGGAGACAGATATTCTATCTCTTAGTAATGAGATCCTCACATCTAAACCTATTCTTACAGGAATGGGTGTTATGTTTCAGAGACATGGAGCAAGAAATCCATTCTATAATTTTATCCAATATCTTATCGATAAAAGACAAGAAGCAAAGGATAATATGAAAAAGTATCCTAAGGGTAGTGATGAATATAATGAATGGAATTTGATGCAGAAGAACTATAAGGTCTCGGTTAATGCAGTTTATGGATGTGCTGGTGCACCAGCATCTATGATCTACAATATTTATTTGGCAACTGCTGTAACTTCTCAAGGCAGATCTTGTATCTCTGCTTCTATCACATTATTTGAAGGATTATTAGGAGATAATATGTCTTTTGGTAATCTAACAGAGGTATTGCAGTTTATAGAGTTTGTAGATCAAGATCAAAAAGATCCTAATAATAGAAAGTTTAACGATTGGGATGTTTTGGATGGAAATATTACAGTAGAAGAATGTTTCCTGAGAGTAATGAGCAAATGTAATTGGAACTCATGGGTTCCATCCGATAAAGCAAGGGATGCTATATGGGATACTATCTGTAATCTTGATCAAAGAACTATCAACGTCTTATTTTACAAGAATAATCTATATGAATTCTGCCAAAGAAATCATAAAGTGATGAATCTTGTATTAAAGATGCTTACTGATTTGAACGAACCATTCTTGAATCCAAATAAACCTCCAAAAGAGATTGAGGATGATTTGGTTAAATTCAAAGATCTGATCTATGAATATTGTTATTATCGGCATATCTGGATAGATAAACTTGAAAGAGTATACGCTATGCCAAGAAATGCTGTATTGATAACAGACACAGATTCTTGCATCGTTTGCCTTGATAGATGGTATAAGATGGTTTTGGCTAAGACTATTGGTATACCAATGAAGATAAAATATACTCAAGAAGAGTTTGAGCTGGCTTCTGATAAGATCATTATGGAGAAAAGGGTAACAGAACCGACCGAAGAGTATGATTTCTATAATGATAAATTAGTAGAAGCAAAGAGAAAGAAATATCCAATGGTGATAGTGGAAGAAGATAATCTTCGCTATTCTATCGTAGATATCATGTCTTACACTGTGTCTCAACTGATTTTGGATTATATGGTTCTATTCTCAGAGAATTACAATACATTTACTCCTGGTAGAGATTGTTTGCTCATAATGAAGAATGAGTTCTTGTTCAAATCTCTTTTGTTAACTTATGGAGCGAAGAACTATGCATCTCTTCAGTTAGTCCAAGAAGGTAATATAATCCCAGAGAATAAACAGTTCGATATAAAGGGCATGCCTATTGCTAAGATTGGTATTCCAGAATCTACCAAGAAAGCTCTTCAGAATATTCTCGAGTATGATATTCTTAGATCTACATTTGTAGACCAAGTGGATATTTTCAAGAAATTAACAGTTCTTGAGAAGCAGATCTATCAGTCTATTAGAAACAAGAAGAAAGAATATCATAAACCAGCAAGAATTAAGTCTCAGGCAACTTATAAAGATCCAATGTCCCAGCAGGGAATAAAAGCATCTGTGGCTTATAATAGAATAAGATGCAACGATGAGCCATTAATCAACTTGGATCTTCAGAATGCTATACTGATCATAAAGACTCATATTGATAAGAAGAATGCCAATATTATCATGAATGAATATCCACAGCATTATATTCATATTAAAGAAGTCTTAGCAGATAAAGCATTTAAAGGATCTATTGATGCAATAGCAATACCTCAGGATATCGATATCCCAGATTGGCTTGTACCGTTTATCGATTATAATACGATTATTCAAGATAATCTAAGAAACTTCCCATTAGATGAGCTTGGTATGAGCAAGATGGATTCTTCTCATGTGATAAAGACAAACATAGTCACATTGTAAGAGATATAGAATATGGGGCAATCCCCCATATTCTTTTTTTATAACACTGACTATTAATTAGAAATGATCGTCAATTATGATTGATCATGGCACTCGTAGAGGAGAATACGGGAGTTCATTTTCTGTGGGTTTGTGATAAAAGTTTTGAACCTTTTCTCATATTTTAGCACTAGGTCTATGGAGACCTAGTGCATTATTGTATAAAAAAAAATGGAGGGTTATATTATGGATAGAAATGCGACTACTGCTCAATTTATATATGAAGATATAAAAAATGCATATGATACAAAAGATACTAATGATATTAAGAAAGCTTTATCATCTGTAAAGATGGTATTGGATGCAAATAATGATCCAATCCCAGAAATATTAAAAGAATTAGCTAAATATAAAATAAGAGCAGTATGGAATAAAGTAGATACTAACAACTCTTATGAAGTAAAGATGGGATTGAGATATAAAGATATGGCTTTCGAAGTATCTAATTAAGAAAAATACATAAACTCCGTTATAAAAATATATTATAAAATTGGGAGAATAGTATTTGAGTGCTCTCTAAAGGAGTATCAATAGTCAAATCTCCATCAATTTGATCATAAATGGCATCTGGCCATGCCATTTCTATGATTTTATTTTTGTTTTTATAAGGGAGGAATACAAATGGAGTTAATGGCTACGCCAAAAACTAATGAATTCTTGTGTGATGGGGTAAAACTAAAAGTTAGATCATTGGATTCGTTAATGTCCATCGAACCAGGAGGAATAGAAGTAGATGGGGAAATCACAAATAAACTAACTCAAGAAGATTATTACTCAATGCTTTGCAATAATCTTGGGTTTGATGCGTACAATGATGATTTTGATCAATACAAAGTAATGGATATTTGTAATATGAATATGGATTGTGTTCATACATATCCTCTTACATCCAATATTTTGTGGATCAAAAAACTTGATTCATTGTATAACGTATTGTGTGCGATCAGTAATTGGGGTTCTGCAGAAGACACAGAATATGGTAGGGTTCTCGATATTAGTGAGACATATAATATCGATGAAGGACTTAGAGAATCTTTGGTTACTAGTCCATTTGCAATCGATTTCCATCCAATGGAGGTTAAGAAAGGAGACACTGGAAAGGGAGAGGTATTTTCTTGGTTGAAGTGTGATATCTTTTCGAAAAGACTTCATAATCTTCATTATGAAATCGATAAAGAGTATTATCGGTTCTGCTTCAAAGATTTTGTTGCGACCAGCAAAAAGATCAATATCAATAATACTCATGTGATGTTTGCTCTTGGTATCTCTGATCCTGATCTGCTATTTGATATTATCAGAACAGCAGAGATTAGGGCGGCTAAATATGCAGCATCAAAGAAGTATAATGGTAAATTCATCTTATTAAAAGATGAAGACATGCTGTCAGAGTTTGTGCTCAATTTCAATAAGATCTATACGGATATTGTTGAATATGTGAAGCAGGGAGGGCTTACTGCTATCAAAGCCATTTCTGCAGCAGAACAGAGATTGCATATTCAGACTTATCTTGAGCTTCAGTATGATGGAGAAACTGGAGATCTTATGACAGTAGATGAGAGAAAGGAATATATCAAAAATATTTCTATCGAAGTCAAAGATATCAATCAAGTAAATTCCTGTTTTGATATCAGCCCATTGCCTAATAATCCGATCTTGTCTGTCTCTAAAGATGTGATGTATAAGAGGCTGATCCAGTTCATCAATGCATCTAAAGATGATGGAGATATCAGGGCAATACTTCCTGTCAATCAGAATGATACTCCATGGGTTATTGAGCCTGGGTTGTTCAAGAATGGCTATTTATTTGGCTTCTTTAGTTATACTTTTGGTAAGGTTCTTATCTTTGATGAAGATATGAGCGTAAAGATCATGTCTCCGGCAGATGCTATCAAATATTATAACGATAAAGGGATTGCCGCAGTTCTTACTGTTGCTAACTCTGCTGCTAAGACAGGATCTCCAAGAGCTGGTGATACAGTAATTGCTCATGAGAGGATGCCATTTGATGGTACTCTTGTATTGCCAGTAAACGATGAGCAGAACACCCAAGATGCTCAGTATGTTCCACCATTAGCACCGACAAATAATCATTCAGCAGACAATACAGATCCTGTACCAATTAGTGGTACAGGAAATGCTGTTTCTGAAAACAAAGAGGTTGTCGAACCAGATTTTTCTAAGATTATAGAGAATTGATGATCAATGGTCTGTATTGCAAAAATAATACAATGCAGACCTCTCATTAATTATCTATGAAAAAGGAATAAGGCTATGATAAACAACCAAAGCACATTTATGCAAAGAATGGGCATATACGATAAGATGCAAGATCGTATAATCATTCTAGGGCAAAATCTAATTTTAAATATGAATCTATTGTTCTATTCCAATTCAGAAAAATATGGGAGGAAGTATTATTACAAAGAATATGAATATATATCACAAAAAGCGGGAGAACCAGTAAAGAAGCTATCTAGAGAATATGATGCATATCTATCTCTAGAGAATATGAGGGCCAATGAGAATGGATTCAAAGAATTCATCCCAATAAGAGGAAAAGACCTTCAACTGATGAAATTGTTTCTTGTACCAAAGCTGAAAGAGATCATAGAGAAGTTTGATCTTGTATATCAAGAGAGAGAAGGGAAGCTATATGTATCTGATGTAGTAAAACCATTTCAGATAGATGTGGGAGTGAAAGCTCTTATCTTTTCCCCAGGGTTGCATAAGATATTCAATGATGATAAAATGGAACCTTGTGTGGATGTATATTTAAATGGAGATAAGAATAATGTTACTTCATTAACCTTCTCTAAAGTATATGAGTTCATGTATATCATAGAAACATTTCAGATATATACTTATGCATCCACTATGCTATCTTATATGGGTAGACCAGATCCTGGCATTAATC